AACACATACGCCCCGATCACCGACCCGACCAAAGCGTAGGCACCCACCGCCAGTGTCTCGTTCAGCCGCGTGTCCGCGCCCCAGAACGTCAGATAGGCGATCTGCCCGGCGCAGAAGATCAGCGTCCCGTGGATGATCCGCCGCCGCACCCGCCACGTGCCTTGCCCGCGGCGTGGACCGGCCGTGGCCGCCCCCGCCTCCTCGTTCATCCATAGGCCTGGAGATAGGCCCGCCGGTACGCCGCCGGCGTCGCCCGTCCCGCCTCCGTGTTGAACACCTTCTTGGCCAGCGCCGCCATGCCGTCCAGGTCTTCGGGGATCCGCTCCGCGCGCCGGAAGTAATGCACCCGCGCCAGCACGCAGGCATACGGGATGTTGCCCACCAGCGCGTCCTCGCGCTTCAGCGCCGCCGGCCGCAGCCCTTCCACCGCCTGCAGCAGATCAGTGCGGTTGGCCTGCATCCAGCGGTAATGGTCGTCCAGCGTCGCCGGCTCCATCTGCCAGGCGCCCCGCGCCGGCCCCTTCAACTGCCACAGGAACTCGCCCAGCCGGCTTTCATGGGCCGCCGTCATCAGCAACAGCGTCTCCGCCTGTGGCGTATACGGGATCGGCCTGAAACTGGTCAGCGTGGCGTGCACCAGCCGCCTGAACTGTTGCGGATCGATCATGGCTTGTCCGCCTTTCTGTCCAGCTTGTCCTCGATCCGCTGCAGATAGGATCGGATCTCCGTCATCTCCCGGTCGCGCTGGTCCTCGAACCGGGTCATCCGGCCGGCCAGCCCCACGACGGTCTTTTCATTGTCGCCAATCCGCACCTCGGCCACCGAGATGCGGGTACCCTGCACCGTGTATTGGGTGCCGATGTAACCGACCACACCCAGCATCAGTGTCAGCATGACTGTCTGGACATGCCGCTCCCACCCGCCCGGTCGCCCGGGCGGTACATTGTCGCCTTGCATTGGAACTCCTTGGATGATGGGACGCCCGAAAAGGCTTCCGGTTAGCTGATAAATCTGTTGCCATTTCGTTCCCCGGACTGCTAGCCTTGATGGCAACCGGCGGGCGGACCGATTATGATCCTGTTCGTTACAGCCGGTGGTTTGGGGTTGCGCCGCGCGCGCATGCCGGGGCTTGGGATATGAGACTCATTTTCGCGATCATGCTGGCGCTGTGCGCCGCCATTTCACCCGCTGCCGCCGAAGACGGCGAGAAGGTCTTTTCCGTCGGAACCTGGGAGGGTTTCCGTCTTATGGAAGGCCAGCAGTTCAGCCACTGCGCCGCGTTCACCATGCCCAATGCCGACGACGCGCTCATCCTGGCCATCGACCGCAATGGCGACCTCGCCATCTCTATCGCCATGGGTGACTGGCGCCATACCAGGGGCGCGACCCTGATGGCCAGCGTTGTCATCGACGGCATTCAGATCGCCAACGAGGTTTCCGTTATCGACAAGCGATCCGTCGCCATCAACTACCGGGACGATGAACAGGCTGAGGAAGCCTACAAGCTGCTGGCGAAGAATGGCGTCCTGACCATACGCACGCCATCCGGGGCCGCCACCTTCAGTCTCGCCGGCGCCGACCGGGCCCTGGCGGCGCTCGTCCAATGTGGCCAGGAGTCCATGGCCATGGAATCCGGCGGCTCGCCTGCATCCAAGGCCATGCGCATGGACCGGGCCGAGGTCATGGTCTACGTGGTGAACCTGCTGGCCAAGGCGGGCCTCACCGGCCAGACCTATCTGGCCCCCGCCGATTTCGAGGAGATCCTGCCCGGCTACGATGTGGCCTGGCGCAACGAGGATGGCACCGTCAGCGGCGCCACCATCTTCACAAACGCCGTCCCGGCCGACATGGAACTGGTTTCGTCCCGCATCGTCGGCAACGACGCGGCAATCTGCACCGACAATTTCGCCTCCGGCGTCACCAAGTCACAGGCGTCGGACAGCACCATGACCAAGGAGTTGTTCACCTCCTGCGGCAGCGGCAGCGGCACCATCGATGCCCATTATGCGCTGTACGTTTCCCAGGAAGGCATCCTGTTCGCCACCGCCACCATCGCCCTCAGTGCAGGCAACAAGGAAAACGTCGAAGAAACTGGCAACGCCCTCGCCCTCGGCCTGCAGCGGAGTTTCTGATCCGTGCGTCGCCCGCGAGCCCACATGAGAAATATTGCCCTTCTTCTGCTCTGCCTGGGCGCTTCATCAACGGCGGCCGCCCAGCAACCGGGTCAGCAGCAGATCTTTGCCCATGGCGGATGGACCGGACTTCGCCAAACCGACGAACGCGGCCAAACGCTTATGTGCATGGTCACCACCGCGGCCGCGCAGCAGGACGGACTGGTGATATCCCTATACCCCCAGGGTGGCCTGACCATCACCCTGGTCAAGGAGGGCCTCAAATTCGGCCGCGACAGCGTCGAGGCCCAAGTCACTGTCGACGGCGTCACCATCGCCACCCATGTCGACATTCTTGATGGCAAGGGGCTCCGCGCCGGTTTCACGGCGCCCGACGACCGCGCTGTCTACGACCGCCTGCGCACCGGCCGCGTCCTCGACATCCGCACCAAAAAGGGCGGCCAGAACTATGACATCTCCGACCTGGCGCAGGCCCTCCCCGCCGTGCTGGAGTGCGTCACCGCGAGCGCCTCGGCCGGAGCCCTGCCACCGTCCGACGTTTCCACCTCGCCCCGCGGCCCAGGCACGCCTTTCGATGTCCCGGGCGCAACCCGCGTCGACAAATCCCAGGTCATGGCCGTACTCGCCAATTCCATGGCGGACCACAACGAACCCAGGCACAAGTTCCTGCTCGCAGACGAACTCGGCAAAGTCCTGCCCGGCTATGACGTGGCTTGGCGCACCGAAACCGGCGTACTGGTGGGAACCGCGGTCCGCGGTAAAGTAGGCGCCGCCGGCACAGACGCCACTATCGGCAACCTGATCGGCCAGGACGCCGCCCGTTGCACCGGTAAGCTGAAGATCGTAGTCGGCCACCGTCCCGCTGAAGATGCCAGCGAGAACGGTTGGTCAAAAGACATCCACGCCTATTGTGATGGCGGTGGTAACACAAAGGAAACCCATTACATGGTATGGTCATTCGCCAATGACGGCATGATGGTCACCCGCTTCGAACCAATCAGCATGAAAGACCCGAATATGCTGTGGGATGAAATGTATGATGCCAACGAACCTCCTCAAGGCGATAAAGATTGAGAAAATCAATTTACAATTATGCACCCAATGTCATGAGACGAAAAAAATGATCAATATATTTGGACATCGACTTAGGATCTTAGTCTGCCTTGCCGCCATTTTTTCATACGCTATCCCTGCTGCAGCAGATAACTCACAAGAAAAATATAATGCTCAGATTACGGGCTATGTGGATCCTGCTTATGATGGACAAAAATTTAAATCGATAATTGTTTACGCTCCAGATGTCTCTCTAGAGAATCGTTCTGCTGTGGAAGAAAATATTGTTAAAATTCTATCCAGTTTTGGAATTTTTGCTCAAAGAGGTATTGATATTATACCACCGACCCGAGATCAAAATATCTCTGAGCGCAATGATCTGCTAGCGGAATCAGGCGTTCAGGCCACTCTAACACTCAAGACAGATTTGATTTCTAGCGACATTATGCAAGCAGATACTGAAGTTTTCCCTGGCGTTATTAGCAAACAGTTCGACCCCTCGTCGGGAACTTTAGTTGATCACCAAGGCCCTCCTATCGTAACAGGGGGTGAGGTGAGACAGATTCCGAAGGGTACATTCACGCTTACGCTCAGCGATAATCGGAGTGGCGGCGTTATTTGGAAAGCCTCAGTTCAAGCTAGAGGTATTTATAAGATTGGCTTACCCAGTGTTGCCTTGCTGACTGCGGCAAATGAGTTGAGGCGAAAAGGCCTAATTTGATGCTGGGGCTTTTGCAAACGGCTTCCACCCCATAGCTCCGGCGCCCGTCGCAAGAGAACCGAGGCTGCTCAAAAGACCTCCAGTAGTATTGCTCTTTGCCGCTGACATCATCTCCCCGCCGCCCTGCATCAGCTGGGCCATCTGCACGGGATAGCCAACCTTCCGCAGAAAGTCCTCATAGTCCGCGTCCAGCTTCGCCTGTTCCACCATCTGTTGCAGCGTTCCCGCCTGTGTAAGCGCCTGAACATTGGCCAGAGCCATATCCTGCTGGGTCTTGCCGAAACCGCCGAGTTGTGTCGCCGCATTCAGCCCAAGATTGGCCGTAGCCATGCCCGCTGCCTGATTGAGTTGCTGGCTCTCCATTAGCGCGCTCAGATTGTTCTGGGCGGCTTGCTGCTGCAGCAGCGCGTTCTGATATGCCTGCTGATACTGGTTATCCTGGTTAGCCGCCGCAGCGCTCTGCACGAAACCCGCATTCTGCGAGGCAACCGAAGCGTCTATCGCCTGATTGCCCTGCTGCGCCTGCATCGCCCGGTCGTAGTCCTGCATCATCAGTGCTGTCGCACGGTCAAACCCCTGGCCGTAGAGGCCGGCAACCGTCGACGCCATCGTGTTGTTGAAGGCCTCGTTCGTCTGCGCATCGGCCACCGCTTGACGCGACCCGCCGAACGCCTGCGCTTGCACGGCCCGCGCATTGTCCGCCTGCCGCTGGATATCGCGCTGCCGGTTGAGGTCGGCCATCGTCGTGCCGATCACCTGCTGGATATAGGGATTCATATACGCGGACACGTCACCACCCAGAAACGATCCCGCTGCCAGATTACCGATATCGCCCCGATTGATGGCTGCCGCCGTGATGTTTCCCACGGGCGATAGTGACGCGGCGGCCATCGTCGCGGGCGTAACAGTCATCGGCCTGTACGCTGCCGCCTGCTGGGCCAGATTAATTGCCGAATTGACGGCGGCCCCACCAACATTTGCATTGGCTGTGTTGACGGCGGCCTGAATTCCCATCTGCTGAGCAGGCGACAGACCCGCCACACGCGGGGCCGTATACGCCTCGAAAGGCAAGTTCGCGACCTGTTTGGTCTTGTCGAAAGCGTCGAGCATCGCCTTCTTCGCGTATTTCGGCGTGCCACCGCCACCACCGCCCAGAATGCCCAAAAGTCCCATATCAATTCTCCTTACAAACTCGTCGCGGCAATAAAACCGCTGTCATCCACAGTGATTTCCCAGCGCGTGCCGTCCGGACTGCGCAGCACCAGCCGCTCGCGCCGCACGCCATCGCTGCGGCTCAATTCGATATCCCGGCCCGATTTGCGGTTCTCCAGATCGGCCCGCTCCAGTTCCCCGTTCAGCCGCTGCTGGTACTCGCGGCTCCACGCGTCCTGCGGTATGGGCAATCGCATGCTGGCCTCCTACCGCAGGCTGGTCGGCTGCACGTCCAGCCGCATGGCGCCCACCCGCCACGAACTGGCTCGTGCGCCCTCGATGCGCAGCCGCACCTGCCGCGCCGAGAACCGCACATCCGTCGGATTGGCCAACGTGTAAGGCCCGAACGAACTCTCCGGATCCGTGGGATAGAACCGGGCGCGGAAACTGGCCCGCACATCGCCCAGCGCCAGCTCGTCGGGGATCAGCTGGCGCACCATCATCACCTGGTCGCCATTGCTGATCTGCACCGGACCGCTCTCGGCGAAAACCGCCGCGCCGTCATAGTCGAACCCCAGCTCGTGCTCGAACACCCCGCCCGCCGGCGACACATACAGCGGATAGGGCCATACCCCCTTGTCCACACCGGCGCACCGGTCCAGCGTCCCGGTCATCCAGTGCCCCTCCGTGGTGGAATACGACACATAGGAATCGCATTCCGTCCCGGCCACGGAGGGATAGAACCAGGTGACCTCGTCGAAATCGGAATTGGTCACGGCGAACACCTTCGCCTTCTGGTCGGCGTTCAGGTTCCGCCGCAGCAGGTCGGCCACGTCCGACTGCACCGCCCGCACCACGCCGCCGTCATAGACATAGAACGAGCCCGCATCGCCCATCCAGATCGCCACGTCGCCATTGATCACCGCGCACGCATTGGCGCCGATCAGTCCGCAGCCGCTGCCCACCGACCGGAAGCCGTAGACGTAGGGCGGTCCCTGATACTCGGCCACATGCGCGTCCACCGACGTCAGGATCAGGGTCTGCCCCCGCACCCGCTTGGCGGTCAGGATCGCGCCAACCGTCGCCAGTTCCTTGTCGCCCGCCTGGTTGGTGGCCGACGGCGTCCAGGCCGTGTTGTCCTCCTGGTCCGACCAAGCCACCTGCCGCTTGTTGCCGCCGGCCCCCAGCGCGAACAGGAAGCGCTCTGCGGTAACGGCCAGGCCCGCGCACCCGGTCGGCGCGCCGCTGATCACTGCGGCGTCCCCCGCGAGCGGCCACTCATACAGCTTGCCGTCCGCGGTCGAGCAGCCCACGAGATGCTCGCCCCACGTATCCAGCGACCATGTGGTCGCCGCCGTGATCGAACTGGTGGCGCTGCGCGGCGTGCCATAGGTCTCGGCGCCGTACAACTGGCTGCCGAACCCGGCCTGCGCCCCGGAATCAGTACTGCCTCCGGTCAGGCCGGACGGCGTGATGTCATCGAGCGTCCCGGCCTCGTTGATCTCATACAGCCGGGTGGGCGTGCTCACGGCCAGGTGCCGGTCGCCGCTGTTGTCCACCCAGGCGATGGCGCCCCGCGCCGGGCCTGTCAGGCCGCTGGTGAATGGCAGCCAGCCGCCCACGGGAAACATGGCGCCGTTCGCCCAGCGCACCAGATTGCCGGCCTGCCATCGACCGGCTGCTTGCAGCTCCGTCCCGTTGCCGAACACGCCGGGCGGAAGCACCAGGGGAAGATAGCTCATTACAATATCCACATGATAATGGGCGCCGATCCGCTCGCCGGCGTATCGGTCGTCGTCACTTCCAGTTTCGGATCGTTCGCTGTGCCGGTCTGATCGGCGGTATAGAAGGTGGCCAGGTCATAGCCGCCCGCCGCGATCCCGTCGAATTGCGACGAGCACGCCAGCAGATAGGTCGATCCCGCCGTGTTCAACACGGACGCCAGCGACGTGCTGGTCAACGCGTTGTATTGGCCGGTCGCCAGCGCCGAGACCGATTTCGACGCCCGCACGGTCAGCGCGCCATAGGCGGCCGCGGTCCGCCAGTCACCGGTTTCCAGCGTGCCGCCCCAATTATAGGCCACCGCCTCCACCGACCATTCGCCGCCGCCCACTTTGCTCTCGCACCACAGCGACAGCGTCGCCGCCGTCACACTGTCGTCGTCAGGGATCGACGACGTCGGAAAGCCCAGGAAGTACTGGTACGCCGTGTACATGTATCCGCCGCCCACGGAGGTCAGGTCCAGGAAGGTCTGGCCCAGCGTGGCCGTCGCCGACGTATCGTCAGCCGCGCCGCCGCCGTTCTGGCACGCCGACCAGCTTGGCGCGGTCGAAGTCAGGGTGCCGTCGCCTGTCGCCGCGTAGAATGTATAGCTAGCCATGGAAGAACCCCGAGGTCAGGATCATCTCGCGGAACGCCGCCGCCGGATCGTGCACCGCTTCGCCGTCAATCCGCACGCAGCACGGCGGGTTGCCGATCATCCAGGGATTGCTGAACGGCAGTTCAACCCCGCCGGCCATCAGCGTCACATCCGCTCGCAGCAGACCGTCCACATCCCGCAGCTCGTGCACGGTCACCGTCCGGCATCCGCCCAGGTCCACTTCCAGCGGCAGGTCCACCGCCGCCACGATCTCCGCCGCGCTCATCAATAGGTCGCCCGCAGCTGCAATAGCACCTGCAGGCCCTTCGGCTTGGTGGTCGACGAGGAATCCACATCGATCGTCACATAATCGCCGTCCGCCAGCGTCGGCGTGCCCGACAGCGTGCCGCCCGACGACGCCGTGCCGCCCGAGGCGATCGACAGGTTGGACGAAAAGATCGACGACCCGTTCTTGTTAACATCGATCACCGTCGCATTGGTGGTGCCCGCCGTGTCCACATAGGCCTTGGCCGCGATCACCGTGAACGCGGCGCCCGGCGGCATATAGATGCGCCCTGCGAGATTGGTGCCGTTGGCGATGCTGGTCGGCGCCTCCACCACCCGCACCATCAGGAACTGGTCGACCTGCAGCGGCAGGTCCGTGATCAGCACCTTCTTGTGCGTGCTGGCCGACGCGTCCCAGGTCACCAAATAGTCCGCCGCCTTGTCGGGCGAGGCATCCGCGGTCAGCCCGTTGACGTTCAGTGCCAGCGTCCGGCTGGCCGTCAGGTCGCCGCCACCGGTCAGCCCGGTCCCCGCCGAAACCGACACCACCGAATGATCCACATGTTCGTTGGCGGCGAAATTGGTCAGCGCGTCATGGTCGATCTTGTCCAGCCGCACCTTCTTGTGCGACGACGCCGACGCGTCATAGGTGACGATGTAATCCGCCGTCGTCTGCGGCGACAGGTCCTCGGTCAGTCCCGAGATCGCCAGCGAGATGGTCCTGTTGGCCGAGATGTCGCCGCCCCCGCTCAGCGCTCCGCCCGCCGAGATCGTCACCGCCGTATGGTCCACATGCCGGTTCGCCGCATAGCCGGTCAGGCTGTCATGGCTGATGTTGGTGCTGCCCGTGACGGTCAGCGTGCCCGCCACGGCAAGCGTCTTGCCCGCCCCCACCTTCAGGCCCACGGACGTCCCCGTCCCGTCCCCCTTGAAGATGGCGTCCAGCGCATCGAGCCCATTGTTCAGCTTGCCGCCCCAGGTGCCTGAGGAGGCGCCCACCTCGGGCTTGGTCAGCCCAAGATTGGTCGTCGTCGTGTCAGCCATGACCGATTTTTCCTTTAACGATTGCAAGGGAGTAAGGCGGCATGTCCAGCCGCGTGATCACGGCTGGCGCGCGGCAGCCGCGTGGAATAGGATTTTACCATTGGGCTTTCGACGATGCGGAACTGCCATGGCGTTGGACATAGACGCAGCTACGGAATGTCTTCGGGCGCAGGCCGCGCCGAATTCGCGCGGGCTGTGCGCCCGCTATGTCCGCCAGGCACTTGAGGCAGGCGGCCTCGACCTCACCGGCCATCCTGCCGTCGCCAGGGAATACACGCCCACCCTGCTCCGCTGCGGCTTCACCGTGGTCTGTGACGGCCCCGCGCGGCTCGCCAACGGATATGTACCGGAAAGGGGCGACGTGGCGGTGATCCAGCCCTACCCGGGCGGCAACGCCGCCGGCCACATCGCCATGTATGATGGCGCCCAGTGGATTTCGGACTTCCGGCAGCGCGATGTCTGGAGCGGCCCAGGCTATCGGACCTATAAGCCATCCATCGCGATCTGCCGCCCTCCCCGCACGTCAGGATGAGAAGCGCCCTACGTGGCGGTCCACCTAGCGAGCAGCGTTAAGGCTGCTTCGACGCCGGATGCAGCATTGGAATGTAGCAATCCGCCGGGCTCGTCTCGCAGTCTTGCGCGTTCCGCAGTTCAGGCCCCAGCGCAGCCTTGAACATCCCCTTGGCTTCCTGCTGGCTGTACTGCCGGACAACCTGCATCGTCTCCACAGCGATCTCATAGGCTTTGAACGTGCCCATGGCATCGCAATTGCTGTGCGGCAGGACCTGTGCAATCGCCACCATGTGGCCAGGTTGCTCAAGCCAGGTGACACCCGCCACATTGGGATCTTCAGGCTCGAAGCACTTTACCGGCCGGCCGAATTCGCGAGTGACCAGCGCCGTGAGATCCTTCACCTCCAGCAGGCCGCCAAACTGGCCGATGACCCGCAGCAGGTAGCGTCCAATTGCGCCACCATCGTTCAATGTGATGAACAGATATCGGGAGTCCGGCGACCAGAGCAGTTCCGCATTGGGACCAGAAACCATGGAAAAGCGCCCATTCCCGATCTCCCCGCTCACCTCGACATCGAAGACATCGGCGTCAGCATGCCTGACGCTGACCGTAACTTTCGACTTGCCGTCGGGCGACATTGCGCTGAATGGCTTTGCATCCGCGTAAACAGCGTTCAACTTCAGCGCGCGCTCGCTGAAATTGCCAGCGAACGCTGGGGTGGACACCATGGCGATCCAAATGGACAAGGCTAGCGTTAGAATGGCGGAGGTTTTCGCCTGATGCGGCGCTGGGCCACCAATTCCATAGGCAAACTCCCTATCCTGCGGCATGACAATTATCCGATCCCGAATGGCGCAGATGCGGTCGGCTCAGCGGAGAAAATTAGACTGTGCTGCGATGGCCGTAAGCCGTCAATGTGCTTATCCAAACACTCTCGCCGGCCTCATGGCCACCCGCCCCTGCGGGAACCGAGCCCGGTCATCCTCAATGACCATCTCCTGCAGCGCCGTGTCATACATGGCCGCCCACGCCGCCGTGCGCGGGTCGTTCACATACGGCCCGGCCAATGCCAGCGTGCCGTGGAAATACACGTCCGGATATTGCGCTAGCAGCCAGTTGCTGGTGTTGGCATCCGACAGCGCCGGCAGCTTCTGGTAATAGGTCAGCTCGGCCTCATATTCCCCATCCGGCGCCGGCAGCACCTCCAGTTCGCCGCCGATCACCGAGTACCAGGCCGGCGCGCCGCCCGCCGCATAGGCCGGCTTCATGGCATCGAGCGCCTCGGCAGTGCGGAATTCCAGCCGGCGCACCGGGTTCGTATTGAGCTGCAGTCCCGCCGCCGCCAGGAAATCCGCGGGCAGCTCAATGAACCGCCCGTCCAGTGTCGCCACCGACCGCTGCATCATCCGCCGCACCCGCACGTTGCGGTTGATGTTGGCCTCCACCAGCCGGATCGCCGCCGGCAGGTGCGCCACCACTTCGGCGGTGACGAACTGGTTCGCCACCGCCTCCTTCAGTTCACTCAGGCTTGCGATGGTCATTTCGCCAGGTCCATGGTCTTGGATGACGGCACCAGCGGCGGCGGCGGACTGCGCCGGTTGCGGCCCGCCCGGTCCTCCTGCAGCAGTTCCTCCACTGCCGATACCATCAGTTCCGTGTAATTCGCCGCCGCCGCCTCGTCACGCAGGTAGATGGCGCCCTCGATCAGCGACGCATACAGGTATGTCTCGGGGCTTTTCGTCAGCAGCCAGTTGACCGTGTTGCCGCCCGAAAGCGCCGGGATCTTCTGGTAGTAATACAGGCTCGCCGACCCGTTATAGGCCGGCCGCACCTGGATCGTGGTGCCCATGATGCTGAAATATTGTGGCGGCGCATACGGCCGGTGCTTGTACTGGAACTCCGGGCTGTCGGGCTCCACGAACTCGGGCACCGACGCCGGCGATGTCGCCACCGTCAGGAACCTCCATTCCAGATAATCGCTGGGCAGCGTCGCCTGCCCTTCCGTATTGAGCGACAGGCTGGTCGAGGTCTCCATGGCCCTGCAGCGGATGCGCCTGTTGAGCCGCGCCTCCGCGTTGGCGATGAACGCCGGGATCGTGGCTGAAAGGTCGGCCCGGTTCATCCAGTCGGCGATGGCCTGCTGCAGTTCCGAATAGGTCGTGATCGGCATTATGCATTCTCCAATTCCGCCCGCCCGTTCAGGAGCCAGGCATGTTGCAATTCGTACTCGAGCCCGCCCAGATGACGGATTTCCTTGGAAAGGTCGTGATCGATCAGCACAGCAAAACCGTGTTCGCCCAGCAGGCGGCAGAAATGGATGTCCTCGCCCACGAAGTCGCCCAGCGCCGGCGCCCAGCCGATCTGGAACCACGGCAATGACAGCCCGGCGAACACGTCCGCTCTTACCAAAAACACGCCCATGCCCACCGCGAACACCGGCTCCAGGCCGGCCGATTCCGGCCCGGTCTGCACACGCTCGGACAGTCTCGCATGCCGGAACGCCACCGGCCGCACCGGCGCCCGCCGCGTCGCATAGTTGGCCGCAACGACAGGCACGTCATGCGCCAGCAGCCGGCCGATGACGTCCTTGGGAAACCGCATGTCGGAATCCAGGTACAGGATCCAGTCCGCCCCGGCGGCTATTGCCTCCCGCGCCAGCTCCTGCCGCTGGTTGCAGATCAGTGTCCCCAACGACTGGAACAACAACACCCGGTCACCGGAATTGGCTGTATGGAACGCCACCGCCCTCGCCAGGTCGAAGGCGAAGGCCGTGTGCACCATGTCCCGCGCCGGCACGCAGACGGCGACCGTCCTCATACGGCACCTGGCCGCGTACGGAAGAACCGGTTGTCCGGATCGTTCAGCCAGCGCCGCAGCGCCTTCTGGTCGTCCGCAACCCCGGTCCGCTTCAAATCCCAATAGACCGTCATCGGGATCGAGGCGACCCGCTGCCCCTCGCCCCAGCGCACCGGCGCGTCGTTGAAGTCGGCCTTGTTGATCTCGACGATCCCGGTCACATCCTGCTCCTTGCGCAGTACGGCCGTATCGTTGCCCTCGTCATAAATCCAATAGGTCGTGACGCCGGTGAAGGCGTCCCGCGAAAAGACCCTGTCCATGAAATCTCCTGTTGCCAGACAGACTGGCGCTCACCGCCGCCGGCGCGGCGGCGAGTAGACACAGAGCGACGTTCGGGGAGACACCCCGATCTGCTTCGGGCGAAAGCCCTTTGAGAGAGGTTTTTAGTTTTGCGCCGGCGCCTTGCCGTTCATCTGCGCTACGCCTTGACGCATTTTATCGAACATCTCGTGGTCAGAATTGCCGCATGATCGTTGCGCGCAGAAATCCTCTTCGGCGTAGTCCACATATTTCGGCATGACTGGCGAGATTGATGCCAACGCCTCCGCCATGACCGCCGTACCCTTTTCCAGAAACGATTTGCCCGATGGAGATTTGTAGAACGCGATCACGTCCCGCAATTCGGTTTCTGAGAATGTCCGGGCATAAACTGGAGCCATGGCATTCAGGACTTCGGGCGTAAGACGCGCCATGCCTCGCCTGAGGCTCCCCATCAAGCTGTTAACAGCCGCTTCCTGTTGGGCCGAAAGCACACGGCCGCCCGTCAGATCCATGCGATTGAGCATGGTTGCCATCATGTTATCCATCATCTGCTTCATCTGCATGGTGACAAACAACTCCTCAACCAGATGCAGTTTCTTGTCGGATACGGAAGGTGCTTCGTTATCTGGCAAACCCGCGGCGACGGCCGAGGCATTCAGGAGAGAAAAACCCGCGAGAAAGACTGCGGCTAACATGATTTTCCGTTTCATCGGCCCGCTCCAGAGCTGAACAAATATGCATCAGCTAACACTGCTTCTCCGCAGCCGACAATAGTAACTTCTGTTCCACCAGACTGGTTTTGACGACCGCGCGACCGAGTTCCCCAGCGCTGATTATTCGGGCTCGATCAGACCGGGCTTTACCAGATCCGACGTGTCGCCGTCGCCGTCTCGTGGACCGGCATTACAGTGAAGCTGACTACCGATCTGGGTGCAGGAGGAGCCATCCGACCCGAATGTGTAATTACCGATGCGGTTATAGCTGTTGCCCTTGTTGTCGAATGTAAAATTGCCGATGCGATTATAGGTCGTGCCGTCCGATCCATGGGTAAAATTGCCCATCTTCCGCCAGCTGTTGCCTTTTTCGTCATAGGCGAAATTGCCCTGACGCGTCACCGTCGATCCATCCGAACAATGTGTCTGATTTCCCAGCTTGTTGCAGGTCACATTGCCTGCCGCGGCCCCCTGCGCAATGCTCGCCGCAACCACCAATACCGCAAATCCGCCGACCTCAAATATCCGCATGAGCGCCTCCAAATAACCCCTGCGCCTGAATGTAATGTTCCGTTTATGTTCTTCAAGTCCCGCCCGCGCGTGATGGACAGGCCAGCCCAGCGGGGAAACAGGTCGCTATTGCAGGGTTTGTGTGGTCCTTTGACAGCTTCCTCTGGAGACTCCGCATGCGCATTCGGCTCGGCTACGAGTTCACCTATGATTTTCCCCAGCCGACGCCCATGATCGCGTTGCTCAACGTGCACTATTCCCGCGTCGGCAGCCTGGAGAACCCCGATCATCTGGCGACCGATCCGCCCGTTCCGATCGAAAGCTACCGCGACAGCTTCGGCAATTGGTGCAGCCGTCTCGTGGCGCCCACGGGCCGTTTCACCATGACCACGAACACCGTCATCCGCGACAGCGGCGCGCCGGACCCGGTCCACTACGACGCCATCCAGCACCCTGTCGAGGATCTGCCCGCCGAAACCCTGCTGTTCCTGCTCGGCAGCCGCTATTGCGAAACTGACCGTCTCGCCGACGAAGCTTGGCGCCTGTTCCAGCAGACGCCGCTCGGCTGGGGCCGCGTCCAGGCCGTATGCGACTTCGTCCACAACCACATCCGCTTCGATTACCAACAGGCCCGCAACACCCGCACGGCCGCCGAAGCCTATTTCGAGCGCACCGGAGTCTGCCGTGACTTCACCCATCTGGCGGTCACCTTCTGCCGCTGCCTGAACATCCCCGCCCGCTATTGCACCGGATACATCAGCGATATCGGCACCCCGCAGCCTTGGGGCGTCGGCGACTTCGCCGCCTGGATGGAAGTTTATCTGGGTGGCCGCTGGCATACCTTCGACCCACGCAACAACACCCGCCGCATCGGCCGCG